CCAGCGGCGGTTCAACTATGGGATTATCCCCGGTTCTGATATTGCTTGATGAATCCGGGCAAATAGTTGGCAGTGGAACGGATCCCTTTATATCGGCCCTGGAAACATCGCAAGGCGCGTATGAATCCCCGTTATTTATTACTATATCAACACAATCCCCAAGTGATGCGGATTACTTATCGGTTTTAATCGACGATTCGATACGATCAAAAGATAAGCATACGGTATGCCATGTGTACGAAGCGGCGGAAGATTGTGAATTATTATCCAAAAAACAATGGGCCAGGGCAAACCCGGCCCTTGGCCTTTTTAGATCCAGGGACGATTTATCAGAACAATTGAAAAAGGCGGCGCGCATACCGTCGATGGAATCATCAAGCAGAAATCTATTATTAAACCAGCGGACCGCTGCGGAGTCGCTATTTATGAGCGCAAGCGTATGGAAACGAAACGCCGGGGCCGTAGATCCTGAAGTATTTAAAAACAATAGAGTGGTGGCGGGCCTGGATTTATCCACCCGAAACGATTTAACCGCGTGCGTATTGGCGGCCAAAGATCCAGTCGGCCAGGTACACGTTATGCCATTTGTGTTTTGCCCTACCGCGGGAATAGAAGAAAGATCAAAGCGGGACCGGGCACCCTATGCGGCGTGGGCGCGTGATGGGTACATGATACCCCTGGGCGGTGAAACGGTGGATTATGAGCAAATCGCGCGGTACATGAAGGGAGCGCTTGACGATTTGGGTATTGATATCGAGTCAATACAGTTTGACCGATGGGGAATAAATGATTTTAAGGCGGCGTGCGAACGGGCCATGGTGTTTGGTTCTACTGAATTCGTACCCGTTGGCCAGGGCTACAAAGATTTTTCGCCCCGGTGTTTATGCTTGCAGAATAATATGCTGGAAAGACAGATAAACCACGGCGGGCACCCATTGCTTACTATGGCGGCCGCCAATGCGATATCGGTAAACGATCCATCGGGAAACGTGAAACTGGATAAAAGCAAAAGCACACAAAGGATTGATCCACTCATAGCAATGGTAATGGCAGTGTACCCGTTGTTAGATGGTGACGAAGGCGCCACCGATGTATCGGCAATGGTGGGATAATTGATAAAAAATTAATCTACGCGTATAATGTTGCCTAAATATTAAGCAATTTATTAATATGTCAAAACGCAATCGACCACGACAGCGCAAAAGACACCCCGGCGACGGTGACCCCCGGCCAGAAACTATCAGGCCATTCACCGATGCAACACACGAAAACCGGGAAGCAATCGAGCGATAATCCCTACAAATTTATTATGTCAACGGATACCGTTGATAGAATGGGTGACGTTGTTCAACAAGACTGGGATTTAAGGGAATTCGGCCGCAACCCCATTGCGCTATTCAACCATTCCGCGCACATGGTGATAGGTACATGGGACCATGTAAAGATTGAAGGCGGGCGCCTGGTAGGACACCTGAAATTGGCGAAACAAGGAACATCGCGCATTGTTGACGAAATCAGATCACTTTTGGAACAGCGAATTCTAACCGCTGTATCGGTTGGCTTTACTTCAAAAGCCGCAAAACCCCTAAACCCGAAAAAACCATACCAGGGCCAGCACCTTTCTAAAAATACACTTTTGGAATGCTCCCTGGTAAGTGTCCCGGCCAATAGCGAGGCGTTACTTGCACGCGGCCTATCCCCCGAGCTTCGAGCCATGCTTAACAGCGGGCAAGCCACCCCTATACCTTTTAAACAGGCCAAAAAAATGACATTAGCAGAACAAATCGCCGCGCGTAAAGCGGCAATCGAAACCGTAAACGCGTCGATCGATAAACTCAAATCCGGCGCCGATACAGAAATGCGCGATATGACCGCGGACGAAATCAGCGAATACGATACCTTGCTTGACCAGCGCGATACCGCGGCGGCCAATATCAAGGCGCTTGAACGGGATCTGGGCGATTCAGCCGCACGGGCCGCACAGGCACCCGCAAAACCCATTGACGTTAAAGCAATCGTAAACGTGGGCGAAAAACGCGAGAAAGGCCACCTTTTGTTTGGCGCCCTGGGAAATATGCTTAAAGGGCATATCTTGCATCAATCCGCGGACCAGGTATCGGCTGAAAATTACAAATCCGATAAAGAAATGGCGGCCATGACGAACGCGATTACAAAAGCGTCAATTGATCCAGCTATGACCACGGTACCTGAATGGGCCGGGGATCTGGTACAGCAGGGTTTTGGCGATTTTATGGACCTGTTAAAACCTGTTTCTGTATTGCCACGCGTACCCGGCGCCCGCCATGTGTTCGGCCGTAACGGATCAATCAAGATTCCAGCCCGCGCAGATTCGCCAATGATTAACGGCGATTGGGTGGCAGAAGGCGCACCGATTCCTGTCAAAAAGTTGGGCTTTACATCTATCGAATTGAAACCCAAAAAGGTAGGCGTAATTAGCACCTATACGCGCGAAATTCTAATGGCCAGTAATCCCCAAATAGAGGCAATTATTCGTCAGGGCATGCTGGACGATACCGCGCAAGTATTGGACACTACCTTTTTAGATGCCAATGCGGCCACGGCGGTAAGGCCACAAGGTTTAAAAAGCGTAGCGGGAACACAAACAGCGGCCAGCACAGGCAAGACGGCGGCCAATATCCTGACAGATATCGGGGTAGCAACATCAGCGTTAATTGCGGCGCACATGGGAAATTCAGCAGTATGGATTATGAACCCGGCGCACCGTATTGGTTTGTCTGGCGTAATGCTGGCTAATGGCGCATTTTTATTCCGTGATGAAGTAAACGCAGGCACATTTGCGGGCTACCCGTTGATTATGTCGAATAACGTACCCAAGGGCGACGTGTTTCTAGTCGATGCGAACGCGCTTACTTTTGCTAATAATTTTGGACCGGAATTCAGCATTAGCAACCAGGCCACGCTACACATGGAAGATGATGTAACGAAAGTGGCGCCGATTGTTGATGCCGGTACCGGAACCGCGGGCGCCACGGCCGTTGATGACGTAGCAAACCCGGTTCGTTCATTGTTTCAAACCGATACGTACGGGATTCGTATGGTTTGGGGTCTGGATTGGGCGGCGGTACGCGCAAAAGGCGTTTTTTATCTTAGCGCGGTAGCTTGGTAGTATTTCGTTGGTTAATACATTCCGCCCTTAACCGGGCGGGATTTTTGAGGTTTAAGTATGACGGCGAAAAAGAACGGCAAGAGAAAAGCAAAAGGATTAATCCCAGTTTGGGTACATAAACCCGGCCTGGCAGGGTATGACGTTACCGGGGCACCAGTGGCCGAAATGGCGGTTAATGAGTACGGATTTGTAGATAAAATGCGCGCAGGGGTACAGGCGGCCGCCACGGATCCGATGGAATTAAAAAGCTATAACACCCGACAGATTAAGGCTAAAAAGTGAGTATTGTTAGTCGTATAAAATCCATATTTGCGCGTGATAATCTAGGCGATACCGGCGACCTATCCTGGATCAATAAAAGCTTTGATTGGAATTTCTGGCAAGAGGATAAACACGGCGGCGGCGAACTGCGAAACACGGCCGTTGAGGCGTGCGTGTCCGCGATAGGCCAAACTATCGCACAAATGCCACTAGGCCATTGGGCCATTAATTCAGACGGTGGCCGAACACCCATTAAAGGCGATATATCCCAATTATTGCGGCGCCCTAATAATTATCAGACACAAACCGATTTTATATTAAATTTGATCCGGGCCGAACTATTGACCGGGAACGGCGTCGCGTACGCGGCGCGCGGATCCGCGGGCCAGGTAGCGTCGATGCACCTAATACCCGGCGGGCGATCAATGCCATATATTGACCCGGAAACATTTGAAGTGTTTTATTCGGTGGCCGGAAATCCACTTATATTTTCAGAATCCGGGGTGATGATTCCGGCCAGGGACATACTACACATAAGATCAAACACGCCAAACCATCCATTGATCGGGGAGACCCCATTATTCGCGGCGGGAATGGCGGCGGCGGCCGGTAATGCGGTGCAATCGCATAATGCGCATTTCACACAAAATATGTCGAGGCCGTCGGGCGTTTTAATGACTGACCTCAAAATGAATAAGGACGAAGTAAACATATTACGGGAATCGTGGAAAACACAAACCACCGGGCCAAATGCGGGCGGAACCCCTATTCTGACCCATAACTTAAAATGGGAAAGCCTGGCCATGAGCGCCGTCGATGCGGAAATGGTGGAATTGTATCGCTTGACCGTTCTTGATATCGCCCGTGTATTTAGGGTGCCCCCAACCGTTATAGGGGTGATGGAATCCGCTACGTTTAATAATGTTGAATCATTAATGAAACAATGGCTGGCCACCGGCCTGGGTTATATGGTCCGGCACATCGAGGAGGCGCTTGATCGCCTTTTTGATTTGCCACCAGACCAGGAAATTATATTTAATGCCGATGTTTTATTAAGATCTGATTTTAAGGCCCGGATGGATGGATTATCGAAAGGCGTAACGGCCGGGATATTCTCCCCGAACGAAGCACGCCGCAAGGAAGGTTTGGCGGAGGCCGAACACGGCGACGAGCCGAGACTTCAACAGCAAGTTGTCCCATTATCATTTCACTATAAACCAGAAAATCAGGATATCAAACCAGTGCCGGACCTGGCGCAGGATCCAGAAAGCGACGAAGATAAAATGATCCTAGCCGCGGAAACAATCAGACGAGCGATGCACTAATATGGAAACAAATCTAAAAGCTATTGGCCTGGTATTAAAAGAAAATATCGCAAAGATATACGCGCGCCTGGACGAATTAAGCGACAAACAGGGCGCGGAAAATAGCGTGCTTGAGGCGGCATTTTTTAAGCGCCTGGATGGAACGGATGCCGCGGCGGATTTTTTAAGCGCGGAAATTGCAACACTCAAAACATTAATAGCACTATACCCGGATAGTATTGACGCGGATATAGCCCGGTCAATCGAGGTGGTCAGGGGTGAGTTGCTTGATGCGATAGCGGAACGGCCAGGGGTGCCCGGTGAAAAAGGCGAACGCGGCGAACCTGGCGTATATACCGGCCTGGATAGCGTGCAGAAATTCACCCCTGGGAATAAATGCAATGATCGGGAACTATACGCACACGAAGGCGGTTTATGGAAGTGTACGGGACAGACCTATTCCGCCCCGGATATAGAAAACGACCGGTGGGTTTTAATTGCCAATGGTGTAAGCGAAACCACAACAAATAAAACAGCGGACCGCGCAGAACTAGTTATTAAACTGGCGAACGGTGAAACGCAAACACTCGCAATCGATATACCGGCGCCGAACTATACGAACCAGGTCTGGGAAAAGGATGCCGATTATGCGTTGCGCGATGTGGTCTGGAAGGATGGACATAGTTTTATATCGCTAAACGATTCCCCCGAAGGCCAGCCCGGAGAATCAAAAGAATGGGCCAAATATACAATGCGCGGGCGTGCAGGGCGCCGGGGTGAAAAAGGCGAACCAGGCCAGGCCGGTAAACCTGGAATTACGGGCACCGACGGCCGGGACGGCCCAAGCGAACAAAAGATAAAATCATTTATTAATCATATCCTGGAGGCCGACGATTCAGACACGCCAATACGGCGGAGCCGGGGCCGATGGGTTTTGGCCGATGGTTACGGCGTGGGCGATGTGGTCAGCATGGGAAGCGGCTTGTATTTGTGCGTAAAGGCGCATGAAGGCAAAGCACCGGCCAGCGACCACCAGGCCGGGGACTATTGGCGCGTATTGGTGCCCGCTGCGGGCGTTGGCGTGGGCGGATCTGGTAGCGGCGGCCCTGGCTTGCCCGTCGATGGAAACGACGTTACCGTTACAATCAACGGCCACACCAGCACCTTGACCAGCGGATTGCAGGCCATGTTTACGAATACAATGGCCAATAAGGGCGCAGTTTCTACGCTTGACGATATCGCGGAAACTGGAATATATGAAGGCGTCGACGTTGCATTATCACCAGTGCAGGGGGCCATAATGATAATGGCCGGTAAAGACGAATCAGGCGGTATGGGCGTAATGATTATAGACGCCAAAAATGAATTGCATGTAGGCTCGAAACCGTCGGGCGGTTCGTTCACTTTTTCAGCCGTACACCATAAGCTTGTATCAACCGGTGATATACAGGTAGAAGTTTCAGGGGCTTTTACAACCGTTTTAACCAATACTTTTACAAATATTTTAGCGACCGTTGATTTAATGGACGGTGCCGAGCATGTAGTGCGGTTTGTTATGAAGCCCGGAAGCCCTGATATCGTTAGTACGGCGGATTGGGGCTGGATGAACCCGAAGCAAGTAGACGCAACAGGCACGCCTGTAAGGATGGAATTATCAGCACTAGGGGGAACCCCGAACAGTACCCTAAAGTTATGGGTGGAGGACGGCGCGCTAGTCACGATTAAGAAAAAAGACAGTGCCGACGCCGCATCAGCATTTGTAGTTACACACGTAGAATTACAGGGCGGGCATGCACATTTAACGGCGAACGGCCTAATGTCTGACGGATCCGCGGACGCGTTATCAATTCCTTTTGTTTCTTTAAACTCTATACAGGAAGCGGCGGTTAAAAATAATGCCTTTTGGATGGACGAAACGCAAGTCTTGCATTGGCGCGACAATACCGGGACTGATAAAGTGGTTGCATTAACGCCATGATCCCGAATTTGCCATTATTGCGCGTGCGGGCCGGGTTACCGGCCGACAATACGACGAAGGACGTTGAACTAACTAAAGCATGGGATATTTCTGTATCCCTGGCGGAACGGTACACAGATCGGTTTTTATCGAACGCGGCCCGTATTGAAGTTTTTACGCATTATCAGGGTGAAACGATACAATTAAAAGCATACCCCGAAATAGTAATCACCACCATCACCGGGGCTATCGGCGCGCATCATTTGAATGATGCAATGGGAACCCTTTATTTTGACCGTTGGCTGGCAGAACACGAAGTATCGATATCCTACACCGGCGGATATACCATTTTCCCCGATGATCTGGAATACGCGATAATGGTTTTATTCGATTCGGTTTGGTCAATCATGGAAAACCCCGGCGGCGGATCCAGTACGGCGGGCGCCCTGAAGTCGGTTAAGGCGGGCGATATATCTATACAGTACGATACCGGCGGCGCCGCAAGTGTATCGAGCGAGGGCGGTTTAGGTGGATCCATTCCGCCAATGGCCATGGGTATATTGCAAACCTATCGGCGGTGGACGGCGTGACCGTTGCGCAGGATTTTAAGCATGGCATATCTGCGATTATTGCCACGCTGGGATCAGACATACAATACGCGCGTGGCGGATCCGGCCCGGTTACGTTGAGCGTAGCGATAACCACGATCGCAAAAGACGAAGGCGAGCTTATAAACGCGGTGGGCATTGATGGATCCGTTGGCTATTTATTACCCATAACACCGGCCCCGGTTAAGTTTGACACCATCACCACGCCGGGCGGGACCGTATACGCGATTCACCATGTTTCT